TAATCGGAGGGGGTGAGCAAGAGGCTTATTGCCTATGCCTTCTAGTATCCCGCCTGCAGCAATTCTGTCAGACATGGTAGTTAGATAGGGGCGCCCCACCAAGTCTTGCAATGCAAGGCGCTGATAAGGGACCATTGTGTTAGTGTCAATTACGTCAGGTCGCTTTTCAGGAAAGTCTTTTACCCTGACCTTCTTGCCTGGATAAAATCTAGGGTCAAACTCAGACCTATCGTATTTAGCCTTTTCAATAGCGTCAGAAACAGCCTTGCCGCCTGTTTTGAGCGCAGCCTCTAATAACCCTTTAACAGCCATAACCAAATCCAGTCAAGTCACAAAAGCCCGATTATATCATATTGACTACACAATGCCTTGCAGGTTACGGCGTAATGGCTCACCCCAGCTAGATGATGTGGGCTTGTACCCGACAGCCAGGTATCGCAGCGCATCGGCGCAGTGAGAGGTCCAGTCGTGTAGAGGTCGTCCACGCCAGGTCATGCCCTTGTCATCATAGTCTCGACGGTACTGCCGGATAGCATCAATGCCTCGCTCGCACTTCTCCTCATCGAACCAGCACCTGGGGAGCATGGAGCGCACAGACTGTATACCATCATCGACCATCAACTGCGGAGCTATAGTGATTGGCCTCACCCCCAGGGCGCCAAGTGTCTCCAGGCGAGACTTACCTGAGCCTAGCTCCCTTACCCTGACATCGTGCGGCAGCACATGGCTCTCGTATACATAGCCCTTTGAGTTTAACAGGGCGACATAATGGTCCAGACCTACACCGCTGCTCTCATAGTAGTCGATAAGGCGCACCTCAGCCCCTACAAACTGCGCAAACCAGATAGAGGTACTATCACCTACCCCCAAGTCCCAGGCCGTTACAACGCCAACAGCGCGGTCGTATGGCACGTTGGTTAGTCTGCCCTCAGCTTTAGCCTCTCGCATCTCTACAGCGTAGTAGGCGCCATCGGCGTGTATCTTCATCTCCCCGTCCCAGACATGGCCATAATCATCCGGGCGCAGCTTAAAGTCTTCTTTGCGCTCGTTGTCTAGGACCTTTGGGAAGTAGGGGTTATCCTGCCAGTTGATCTCGCATATCTTGCTGTCCTGGGGAGGGTTGACGCGGAAGCGCCTATGCGTTGCTGAGTGCTTGGTCTCAGGGTTCCAGGTCACCCATATCTCAGAGTCGTCCTCTCGGACAGTTGGGATTAGCTTCTGCCAGGCTGCATCAGATACACCCTCAGCCTCATCTACCCAGGCGATAATGATCCTGGCCTTTGACTTAATCGAGTCCAGGTTGCGGCGTAGACCGGCGAATACATAGTTGATGCGGCCATCCTTGGACCTGACAAACTTCTCGCCTACCTCATAGTACGACAGGAGCCAGGGGACCGCCTTGATGGCAGACTTGATCTCTTCCAGGGATGATTCATCTAGGGAGTTTAGGTGCTCTCGTGCGCAGAGTATCTGGCCGCTGTTACCTGCCATGCCATGACGGTATCCAGCCACTGCAGTCATCAGGGCAAAAGACCTGGTCTTGCCTGACCCTCGGCCACCGTATGCACCTCTATACCGGGCCTCACCTTCAAAGACCTCGACTATCTTGGGAGGGAGCCGAATCTCTGCAGTATCAGTCATTGGCTGGTAATGGCTCTGCCACTAGCTTAATCACTGTGGGCTTGAACGAGTCATCAGATGATGTGTGGTCAATCTGCTGCTTGTCTCCATACTTCCTGGGCGACATCCTGGCAACCTTCCACTTCCTGCTGTCAATGCGCAGCTTGGCTATGTTAACGGCGTTAGAGTCCACCCCCTCACCCAGCTCATCTGCTATATCGATGATCTCATCAGCATAGTAGTCAGCCTGGCAGTCACGGGCTCTCGCGTACTGCTCCGAAAATGCGACTTTATCAGGCTCTGTCAACCATTTCATTAACGTAGACATAACAGGCATGCTGTCATCCCTGCAGATCTGCCTGGCGCTCTCACCAAGGGATAGCCTGCGACATATGTCAGCGGCTAGCTCATCTGTAAATATTGAAGGTCTCATTTTAGGTCACAAGTGCAGTTAACCTCAAAACACCGGCACGTTCTTTCCATGCGCTGGTGAGTCAGGTACAGCACCTCAATCATCATTTGCTTATCCCGGTCCACTAGCGCCTCGGCGTAGTCTCGGACCAGGTCCATATCGGCCTCGTGAACGTCTTCATCTGTCGTCAGTTTAATCATCATCCGATTATACCCCCAACAGAGAATTTACGCACTAGACTAAACCTCAGTCCCAAACAGCTCTTCTGCCATAGTGGCAAACTCCCGGAAGCCCTCGTAAGGCTCCAGGGCTGATACCTCATCCACCAGGTTGGCTACGTCGTCTTGCCAGTCAATCAGCTCATCGCGGAACTGTGATCGTGGCACGTCAGTGCTCATCAGCGACTCAATTATCGAGTCAAAGCGAATGATTTGATCATTGAGCTCCCACTCAAAGCAATCCTCAAGACTTTTTGATAAGTTTAAATTTTCCATGCGACACCTTTATGTCAATAGAATAAAGGCATTGTCCATGTTTTTGCTGCGAATGTAAACCTTTCGGATTACAGGTTAGACCAGGTCTTCCCTCGCTATTGCCAGAAGACCTATAGTTACTACAATTACTCCGTACAGTACCACAATACACCTCTCAGTTGATTAGGTGCGCATTGTATAGATACCCAGATATGATCGGAAATGACAGTTTATTATTTAGCTTATACCATTAATGATATGCACAGTCTCGGTGTGCAATAATGACTAAAACTACCTAAATGAATGCTGCAATATACATGGTAATGTATAAAAAAACCCCCCAGCCAAGTACAAATCGGTCTGAGGGGTTGAGGGTTAGGCTCGCAACGACATGGAACGCGCCTAGAAAATAGTAGCCCTTATCGGCCCCCAGGGGGCTAGTCTGGGTCAAAGGCAAAGGAGCCTTGGCCTGATCTTATTTCAGCCACCAGTAGATCAATCTGGCGGGAAAAGGCAATTAACCTTCGGCTAGTAATTTAGTATCTCATACCCAATAAACAGAAACAATAAAGATGTCATAGTTAGCAGGTGTAACCTATAAACTATCACTGGCTCAGTCAGCCATTCTCTCATACTGATTCCTAAAGACTGAAACTTAGAGCGCCTTATCGCCTGGTCAGCAAACTTGTTAGCGTCATAAATTAGCGTTTTAACGTCCATTAGTGAACCCCCATGTCTATCTTTTCTTGGTGGATCATATCGATGTAACTATCTTGCACAGCTTCGTGAAGAGTTCCTTCACAGTATAGATAGATACGATCTCTCATTGTCTCGATAAGATCATCTTTAAATATAAGCTCATCAAACCAATCAAGCGCCTCAGAGAAATAGGCATCACCATCTACATCTTTAGCATTCCTATCAGCAGCCTCTACTAACATCTGAGACATCATCCCTGACGATCCATACGGGCCGTAGAGCATTGCTAAGGCGAAGTCATATCTATCGCTAATGGTATGGGGGAAAATGTCATCAGCCCAGGTTTTATGCGATTGAAGCCAGGTGCATGTAATCGCATCGCGAGCATCGTCAGTAAGCTCCATTATCTCGCCCTCCCACATAGGCTTTTCATCACGAATCAACCCAACTATCTCATCCAGTACATGATAGCTCATTAGCACACCCCCAGATTCATACAGTCGTTAAATGACATGTTATGGACAATCGCGATTGCCGTTAAGATCAACATACCTAGCACCATATCTTTGCGCGCAGCAGCGATTTCTTCTCTTTGCTCAATATTCATTTCTTACCCTCGTTCTGTTCAATGAGGGTATAGAATCTCATAACTGTGGAATAAAGTAAACCTTTTTGTTACATATCCCCTATGCGCCATTCCTCTTCTTTAACCTGCTCCTTCAGCTCACGCGCAAACTGGATTACCTCTTCCCGATTAAACTTGGGTGATGCCCTCCAGGCTAAACGCTCCATAGCTTTAACTCTGCGCTCCCCATAGGTATCTGCCATCCACTGCCT